ACAGGTTTGAGTATAAACCCAGTGAGCAAGGATACTTGAATAAGCCTGTGTAGCACCATTTTCGTAATCCACTCCATAACCCGTAGATAGCACAGTCCCATACGCAGGGAACGAGACGCTGGGAAACGACACAATGCTTCCGAACCCATTACGGCTTCTGCCAGACGAGATGCCTGTGCCAATCCAATGTAGGTCAACCGCCATTAGCAGGTGGCGTAGGCGATATGAACAGGGGTAGAGGCGGTATCAGAAACACAACGCACGATGCCGTTGTAGTTGTCGAGGGAGATGCTTTCGCCAGCCTTGACCTTCAGACCAACAGAACCAGTAGCGGCAAAGATGACGGTCAGAGTAGCCGTAGCGTGTTGATTCTGGATGATGACGCTAATACGCCTTTCGGGGGTAACGGCAACCGCAAGGGCGGTAGAGGCAGATGTGCCAACTGTGACATCGGTGTGGTTAAAACCACGGAGGAAGGGGGAGGAGAATTGGATATTAGAGGAGGACATTATCTGTATGGATTAGTAAATTTGAGTTTAGGGGTCTGGTTCTGCTGTCTGACGACCTTGTCAATTTCTTCGTCAAGAACCTGTCTAGCCTTAGCATCGACTGCAAGAGCCTCTTGGAACATAGATTCAGACACAAGCCAATTAGCACAAGAACCCCACACCATAAATTGAGCAAAGATATAAGGAATAGGCTCCAGTTTCCACTTTGCAGGATGTGTAGTGGGACTTTCACCATCAGATGTAACCGCTAGGCAAGTATAGAAGTTAGCAGAATGAGGCTTACCAAGCACAGGAGCATATGTACCTGTTCCAGAACCACTATCAAAGTAACACTGAGAGTTAGGATAATACACAGTATTTGCATCCCACAAATCTCCAGTAAGGGCTGGAACCTTTGTTCTATAGTAATACCAACCTTCAAGGATGGTAGTCTTTTCAAGCACAATACGCTGTTCTGTTCCAGTATCGTACAATTGATAGGTCATACCAACAGCCCTGCTAGAAAGCAAGGGGTTCAGGTTAAAAACACCAAGAACCTCGCCACAATCAGTGGCTGGAATAAAGTATCCAACACCAGCGGCATCATACAGTGTAGTAAACTGTGCGACTCGACAAAGGTCTTGCCACTCTTGTCCTTCCCAAGCCTCTCTTAGGCGGGAATTACAAAAGTCTCGAAATTGACCAAATGTCTCTTTGCTAATGTTGTACCTATCGTTGCCGCTGACTTGCAGGGCTTCAAATAGGATTTGGGAAAAATTGGTAGTTCTCATACTGCGAAGCCATCTGCACCGAATACAGTGCCTTGAACGACTGTCTTCTTGACATAATTACGAACAGCACACTGCTCGTTGTCACGAAGAAACTCCTTCATAAACTGCTTATCCTTCCAGCATTCATAGCCCAGACGCTGGCCCCAGTAGTGGTACGCATCAGCGGGGATTTGTGCTACTTTCCTACCAAGACCAGCCACTTCTTTGGCTTCATTAAACCTATCGAAGTGTCCGTGTTGAATCGATTCAGCCTTAGCAACTGACTCACGCATCCTCCAGCCGTTGATGAGTTCCCTCTCCATCTCTTTTTGAAGATGAGGAGGGATGACTTCAACCAACGACTGGACGATGTCGTCAGCCATCAACCTTAGGTAGTGAAGTCGAACTTAGCGAGGCCAAGAGGATTCTTGACGATGCAAGTAGCCACGGCTTCGATAAGACGAGCAGGGCCACCACCATTGTCAGTCAGTTCCTTGACCTGAGCGATATTGCCTCCGTAGCCAACGCCAACCAAGTCCATATTCAGCAGGTAACCGCAGAAGTTGTTCTTGAGGAAGAGCGAGGTGTGGAGACGAATCGAGCCGAAGTCACCTTCAAACACATCGATACCAGAGATGTAGGAGTTCTGACCCTGTTCACGATTAAGGGTGCGGATAGCCTGCATCGGGGCAGTGCCTGAACCCTGCTTAGTCGTGTAAGTCAGGTTGGTGAACGCTTGCTTCAACTTGTAGCCAACGATACCATCGAATTCCTGCATACGACCAGTCTGGTTAAAGACGGAGGCAAGGATATCCTGAACAGCCGTTTCATCAAGAGCGGCAGTGCCAACAGTCGAGATAGAGGCAGTAGGAGTACGGAACGAAGAAGGAACAACAAGATATGAGTCACTTGTAAAGTCGTTCTTGACCCACGAGTCCAGACCACGAGTAGCGTAGCCCTGCGAAGCACCATCGTCAGCCTTGGGAAGATTGGCAGAGCAAAGGGTCTTTTCAATCTTACGCTTAACAACTTCAATGCCCTTAGACACATTGTTGGCAAGTTCAGACTTCACACCAGCCACGACAGCAATGTCGAGTGTCAGCGGGGACACACGGACGGCTTCACGGAAAATCTGGATGTGGTTAGACATTTCATAGCGGTACTGAGTGCCGCCATCCTTGACATAGTTTTTAGTATCAGCAGTCGGGGAGACATCCGTACCATCGACAATGCCAGCCTGTTCAGCGGACACAGTTGGGAGGGAGTCAACCTGCCAGCGGAAGAGAGTATTTCCAGGTTTTGCAACCTTCGGGGCCATAGAGGTGAAGGGTGTGGACTTAGCGTCAATCATCGAGATGATGTCCGCAAGAGCCTCACGCTTACCGCTCACAATATTTCTTTCTGTTAGAGAAGCCATAGTAGTATAATAATTAGGGTTTACAGGTAATCTTCTATCACTGAATTAAGGTCATCAACTTTTCCAGTCTTCTGGAAACGAGCCATTGCATTGCTTTTCTGAATGTCCTGTTTATTCATACTTGGCACTGAACCGCTTGAACGAGGGAATGTAGGAGCCTTCGGAATTGCCTTATTAGACTTAAGGTTGTTTTCCCGTGCTTTGACACCACGAATATAGTCGCCAATCACCATCTTGTAATCAGGGAACTTCTTGATTTGTGGGAATGCGTTCAGGAACTTCTCGGCAATCTGCCGTTCAGAACTGGACTTATCCTTCCACCAAGGGTACTCCTTATTAGCAATAGGTTCGATACTGTCTCTGGCTTGAACATACTGGTATCGCTGAGGAAGGGACTCTTCAAGAGCCTTCATAGCATTAACCTTAATCTGCCTGATTTGGGCAGAGTCATAATATGTTTCAGTGCCGTCCTCGTTAGTCTGTGTAAATCCTTCTGCGTTAGTCTCAGCCCAATTTCTAACATTTCGTGCTTGGGCAATCTCTGCCTCGATTTCTACAACGGAATCCAGATTGGAATGAGGAACATCAGGAAGAATTGTACTCGGTCTAGGAGCACTCTGTTGAGCCTTCAGGTCATCGACTTCTTTCCGCAGGGCTTCCAGTTGCGTTTCCGCATCCTTACGCTTAGCAGTCAGTTTATCAATTCTCTTCTGTACTCCACGAGAGACATTTTCATCTTCATTATCCTCGGACTGTGAATGAACCTCTTCGCCATCCTCAGTATTGGTGTCCGTTTCTGGCTCACCTTCTGATTCTTGGTCTTCAGACTGATTACTGTCGGATTCGTCTGCTTCCGCTTGGGCGATAAGTGGGTCGTCTCCAAGTAGTTCTGCCAAGCGATTGTTTAAGTCTCTAGCAGTGCGAGCACCATTCTGCTCGTTTGAACTGTTTGCGTCTTGCGACTGGGATTCGTTCACTTCTCCCTGATTATTATTTTCTGTGGTCATTAGATAAGGTCTAAAGTGCCTATTTTTAAGGCAGGGTTTTTGCAGACTCCCAGAAACTGTTGGGGTTAATTTGACACTCTTTTTACAACTGTCAAATAAATTTACGAGTTATTTATTCCGTTAGCATCAAGCCCTTTTTTACGCTCTTCAAGCAGTAGGGTTTTGATGTCTTTCCAAGCCTGTGCTCTTCCGCAAGCGTGGATACGCTGTTCACCAGAAACCTCAACTCCAGTAGCAACTGAAGATTCCGCTTCTGCGTTTATGTCAACAATATACAAAATATGCTCCCAAAGTTCATTTGGTTGCGTAAAACCAAAAACAGACACCCTGTATTCAGATTCTTTCATTAGTAACCGCCTCTCTGCTGACCTTGGTTAATCTGCTGAGTTTTAGCATTATTGAGATTAGCCTGAGACTGCTGAACCATTTCCTGCATCTTGTCAGCCATAGGAGACACGCCAATTCTACCAATTTGCTTGTTCTGCTGTTGCATTACAGACATCTGAAGATTCTTCTGGTAGTTCTGAAGGAGCATCTGGAAGATTTGGTCAGACTGAGCCGCCTGTTGAGCCTTAGGATTCTTCTGCATAATTTCCTGAAGGTACTGCATCTTGGTTTGAGCCGTGGGGTCATTTTCCACATAGTTGGCTTCGTTACCAAGCATCATCATTCCAATATCCGTCTGAACATCACGATACATCTTCTGAGAAGCAGTTTGTTGATTAATGACAAGTTCCTTAGCCGCATCAGGGCTAATAGCCTCAACAGCCTTCTGAACCAACTTAGAGCGGTCAATTACACCAGCAGAATCCAAAGGAATAACAAACTGGCTGATGGCCTGAAGTTTTTCCATCACTAGGTCGCTATACAGGTTTCTGATGTCAAATCGTACTTCAAAGTCATACTGCTTAACAATGTCGTCAATTCCTTTTGGGATATCTACGCCAGCAATACGAGCCAGTTCTTCGCTGTCCATATACTGGAGGCAAAGTTGAAGCATCTGGGTATAGATTTCAGACCAAGCAGTAAGCCAGTTGTCAACAGAAGATTGCTGAAGCATCTGAGCCAGCGGAGGCGGTGTCTCTAGGTGATTAAGCCCAAAGTAAGTAGCCGTGCTCTTTTCAACATTAGCAATTACAAACTCCGCAATAGTAGGAGTACCCTTGGGTGGCTCCATAAACTTGAAGTCATCAGGGCCAGTGACAGGGATTTGCATCGCTGGGCCAATTCTGCCAATACCACCAACACCCCTACGCTTAACCATAATAGGTGGTACTGTTTCGATTGCGGTTCTATCTCTGAGGGAGTCCTGCTGAGCCTTAAGTTCAGACTGGTCGGTTTGGAGAATGTCCGTGATTCCTCTGCTTTCATAAACTGCTTTTCTAATATGCTCTCTGCGAAGAACTACAAAAGGATACTTTCCGTGAGCGTAACCAAGTTTGTCGTGCTTAAGGCAAACTTCTGTTCCAGCATTTGGAGAGAAGATTGTGTAATAAACACAGGGGTTTCCGTTCTCGTTCAATTGTCTGTAGTATGCATAACAGACTTCAATAAGGTTATTTGTTCTAAGGCGATAATCCTGATTAAGCCTATTGATTGGAACAACATTAGGGTCACGATACCAAAAGAACTGTCCCTTCGTCTTAACAGCCTCTTCAATTCCTTCTTCACTCCATCCATCTGTGTTAATCATTGCACGAACCTCTACCTCTGTCATATACACTCGTCTAAAGACAATTCTGGCTTTCTGAAGGTCAATTGTTTCAGGAGGGAAGGTAATCTCATCATATGGTTTAAGAGCCGTAACGACAGGAAGGTTCTTCATAATCGCTTCCTCAAAAATACTGGTAAATCCTTCTTCTCTAAGTTCTTTAACCATCCGTCTAATTTCTTTTTCCTCGTAGGTAGGAAGGGCAGACTGAGCAACGGCAACGGCAAGTTCTTCCTGCTCTTTGTTCATTACCATAGACGGAAGAGAAGCCAACGGAGACTGCGGATTGTTAACTGCGGCCTGTTGAGCCATATTAACCAAATCCGTGATTGTAAACTTCTGCTCACGCATACCCATTTCCTGCTCCCAGCCAATGTGCATAACAGACCAACCATACTGATTTGTATACTGAGCAAGCAGTTCAGCATCTCTTCTCATTTCCTGCTTGTTTCTTCCAGCACCAACATACTCAAGAAGCGTTGACATCGCACCAGCAGACTGAGCGTCTTCAGAAGTTCTTCCAGAAACGCCAAGTTTGGCATTCTTAAGTGAGTTCATCCAAAGAGATACCTGTTCGTTAATGACTCTATCAATAAGTCTGACTCTTACATCGGAAGAACCTTCCCACGGCAAAGCGGGGTCATCTTCGTCTCGGTTTTTGCTAAATTTTTTGCCGTCAGAAGTCTGACCATTCCATCTGCAAAATCTAAGGTCATCATTAAGGTTAAGTTCTGTGACATTAGCACCAAAAAGGTAAGAACGAGCCAACTCAGCGTGAAGAGCCTGAATATTTGGCTCTTTAGACGCATAAAGCAGTTGGTCTGCTGTTTCATCGTTATAATTAGTAGATTGCATTAGTATGAAAAGGGTTGATTCACTGGATTCTTAGAATGGTCAATATGAATAGGAGACATAACAACTAAATACCGCAAACAGTCAACAGGGTCTTTTGAAGCCCCTTTGTCTCCATCTGCGTTAGTCCACTCCTTAAGTGAATATATAAGGTTCTTGCAACTGTCTGTTACAAAAAGTTTTGGCTGGTTGAGCGGAGATATCGGCTGACAGATGTCATATGCAAGGAGGTCATTAATCATAGCAACCCCTTGTTCGATAGCCACACCAGCCGCAGGTGCAAAATACATTGGGTCATCGCCTGAGTCTAGTAGTTCAATGACTGATGTTCCTCCGTCACGACCAACCGCCTGTGTTGCACCTGCACGAGGGTCGATATACCTTTCCAATATCTCCTCTGACCCCTCTAGGGAACGGATAAGACGCTTGTAATCGTCAATACCCATACCAGCACCATTACGCTGAGCCATACCCTCCTTGCCATCTGGTTTCTCACACGGCAAGGCCCATTCGCCATAACTGATGTCTGGGAACTCCCTGTAAATGTAGTAATTACCATCAGTTCCAACCCGCATCCATAGCATAAACCAGTTTCTGGCTCCAGCGGGGTCGGTTACCATATAGTTAGTCCCCTCAGCGGGTACATCGCTATCTTTGATGATGTTATGCTCTCCAAATCTTGGAAACTGGTTACCTACAGTGTTATCTGCCCATCCGTAGGCTCTAATTTTCTTCTCATACAGGTTTTTGCCCTGCAAAGTCTTAATCAGTTCATCAAATGGGTTATAGGGGTTAAGTTGAGAGTGAAACCACATAACTCCCGCATTTCCACGATGGCTTTCAGCAGTATATGGCATATGGCCCCTTGGAGCACCATTACAATGAACAACATTCTGGTCTAGGACAGTGGCAGGAAGCGTTTTTGTAAATTTAGAACCAGACACAAACTCCTTAACGACTTGCGAGTATCCAGCAACAGGCGTGAAAGTGATTACCAGTTTTCCTCTTCGTGTAACCAGTCGATAGCGGAGGGTTTCGACCCAATCCATAGGCACAAGTTCATCGCACCATACCAAATCACACTCGCCACCTTCAATGACATCTCGTTTCTGAGCATAATTCATAAACACGCACTGAGAACCATTAGGAAGAATGAAGGACTCTTCTGAAAATCCATTCTTTTGGCTGTATGCAATGTTTGTTACCTTGGTCTTTTTGCAATTTTTTAATTCTGGAGGCATATACTTCCAGACAACATTTTGTTGCATTTGAATACTGGACTTTTGAGTCGTATGCAGACACCAAACCATTGATTTCTCCTTGTTGACTAGTGTTTGAATGACTCTTTTAGCCATCCATTCAGTCTTACCAGCACGATTGCCGCCAAGAACAAGCAGTTCCTGTTTATCTTTAATGATTTTGTCAGCGTCTTTCCAATGGTCAGGTTCAAATCCGTGACGATAAGGGTCTACCTGTTCTGCAAGAATCTTGTCTTCTCTTAGTTCAAGAATTTGAGCCGTTTTTTCAATTCCAAAACGCTCAACCAGCATCTTGATGTCTGGCATCTTGATGACTGGATGAGGCGTTGGCTTGAATTCAGAATCAATCACTTCTTAGACTTTTTCTTTTCTTCAAGTTCTTTTACTTTGGCTTTATATGCTTCGTGTGCTTCTGGTGTATTTAATCTAAGTTCATCACTAGCAGAAGCAACGCCTAGTTCAATTCTTCTAAGTCTTTGTCTTTCCAGTTCATCTGGATTAAATTGTTCTGGTTTTTCAGCAAATGCTTTTTCAAGTGATGCTTTATTTTTTGCATCCATTTCAGCAGTTTCCATCAAAGTATTGTATAGCAGTGGGATTCCAGCAAGGCCAGCATTAGCCGCACCATAACCCCAACGCTTTGCATTAGCAAGTGCTCCACCAAAAGGAGCAACTGCATTATATTCAAATGGGTTTAGTTCAGGATTAACACCTTTACGAAGTTCTTGTACAGTTCTTCCGTAAACATTGTTTCCACTACCACCAAGAAACTCAGGCCAAGTATCATAAGCGGCAGTACCTGCTTCCATAACAGCCTGTAATCCAGCACCGCTTTTAAACAAAGATTTTCCAATATTTGAAGCAGAGTTAAGAGGAATACCAGCATTTCCATACTGCATATTAAACAAAGCCCTTCCAGCCTTTTGGTAAGCATTAAATGGAAGCCCTTCTCTTGGTGCTGGCATATTAGCCGCAATTGCACGACCAGCAGAATTTTCATTTCCACCAGCAACAATATTAGGAATATCTTTTGCAGAAACAACAAAAGGTCTAGGAGTATGTGTTTCTGTCAGTCCAGTAAGACCAAGTGTTCTTTCTCCAGCAAGTGCTGGACGAACCATAGTAGGTCTAATTTCAAGTTTAGGCGTAAGTGCAGAGTCAGCATACTGACCAAGACCAAAAGGACGAAGCCATTTGCTTCTAGTAATGTCTTTTGCAAGAGCAAGTTGTTCAGCCTCAGCAACTGGAAGCCCTACCCCAGAAGTTGTAGCACCAGACACAACACCAGTCAAAGGTCTATTAAGGGTTACAGGTCTTGCCTTGTATCCAGCACCTGTTGCTTCAGTCATAGCACTTGCTTCTGCTTTAGCCGCTTGCTGAACTAACTCTAAATTGCTTTTAACAGATTTATTCCAAGCCATTCTTACTCCAGCACCTGCTGTAACCACACCTGCTCCTCCAAGCAAATAACCTCCCTTTCCTTCTTTAAATGAATCTTTTATAATATCAATTACAGAGGAATTATCTCTACCTTTCATCTTTTCCTTAGGTTGTCCTAGGGCATAAGGTGAAAAGATTTCGTCAAGGTCAATAGGTTCAGCCATATTAGTTTTTTCTTAGTCCAGTTCTCCAAGCGTGTTGAAGGTTTTCACTAGGTGTACACGCTTCAAGGTTAGAAACCGCATTGTTGTGCTTATTGCCGTCAATGTGGTTAATTTGTAGGTTAGAGTTGGAATGTTCGTTCCAGTATATAAGTCCAAAAGTAATTGCAACAAGTTTATGTGCGTTTACATTAAACCTAAACTTATTGTTGTGCAACTTAAACTGAAGATAGCCACTGTTGATGATAGTAGGCTTAACAAGCCGCTCAGGAAGCCTTCTGCCGTCACTTGTGGTCTTTGGGCAAGCCCTGAGCCGTCCAAGGCTTGAAATCTCGTACAAGCCCTTAAATTGCTCGATTGGTACTGGCTTCCATTCTTCCATAAAGTGGGGCCGCAGGTCGGACTTGAACCGACAACCTACAGTTTACAAAACTGTTGCACAACCATTGTGCTACTGTGGCGTGTATCTGTGCGTTGCAAAGCAACGCATCGCTTCAATTTTTTTAAGCCAGATAAAGTCTAGAGGGTCTGTGGACTCCTCTTCGTCTTCATCATTTGGCTCGGTTAGCATTTACAGGGCTTCTTCTTGCACTCTTTGCACTCTTTCTTCTTCGATTCGGACTTTTCGTGCTTCATACCTTCGCCTTCAGAACCATCATCGGCTGGCATTTTGGTATACTTAGGAATATCGAGAGCCTCGTGCATAGCATCGGGCTGTTTAAACTTAGACTTGTTAGGCTTGCTTGGCTTTTTCATAGGATTTAAATGCGGGTTTGCGAATGGTGTGGTTGTTATTCTTGGTGTCAACTTCAACATACGAGTTCTTTGGAAGGGTTTTGTTGTTACGACAATTGACTAGAACCATAAACCCAGAGTCGTGTTCAACCATAACTGTGTTGAAGTTCTTGTAGCCATTTCTAACAACACGGCCTACCCACTTAGAGTTGTTTACCAACTTAACAAACTCTTCCTTGGACATAACACGACTTTCTTGCATTGGAGGTTGAGTTTCAAGTTCTGTCTTAACTCTGAAGTACTCAGTCAGATACAAAACTCCAACATCCGTCCACCAGATGGTCTGAAGATGCTTAGGTTTCTTCGATTCTTCACGGAACCAGAGCCGCATACCCTCAAACTCGATGGCATCGTGGCGAACCGCCTTCAAATCGGACTTCAGCCAGCCGTTCTTCTCAATCAGTTCGCTTTCTTTGATGTTCATACCCCCAGATTACTCAATGAATACCTATGTCAACCCTATTGTATCGATATACTATTCTATGAGACTATTCTATATGTAGGAAATCCATAGCACCCCCCCCTAGGAAATCTGCTTCACCCCCCTAGGAAATAGATTTCCCCCTACCCAAAACACTAAACTAACAGATTCCGCTTGACAGACATAACCAACAATCCCCCTAATAACCCCCTTCCTACACAGACTTATATGTCTTTTGCATATATAATGTGTGTGTTGTAATCCGTAGAAGAGGGGTGAGAAAAAGTGAGGAGAACCCCCGCCCCCCACTTGCGTGAGGAGCAGAGATTCTTTCTCACAATGCCGTGCCTGTATCAACGCATCACTTACTGTCTAAGCAACGCATCACAATCAGGAGCAATGCCAATGCGATAACGCTCACTGACATTTCGCTTGGCGAATTGAACGCTTGGTACGCATCACATCAATCTTGGCGAGGAGCAGGTGAAGCCGTGCTTCGGTCACCGAGTCCTTAGCGTCATTGATTGCACGATACGCATCGGCCTTAGCCGCCACGAGTTCGTCTCGCATCGTGCGAAGCATTTTGCGTGCTTTGTAGTGAGCGTGATGAGCGATGCGGATTTGCTCGCATCGTTTTGCGAGCGTGGCCTTGGCTGGAACCGCCTTCACCATCTTGCCGTTGATGCTCACTTGGAATCGGCCTTGATGTAAGGCGTGAGGATTGCGGCGGCGGTGACGATGTTGCGAACAGTCTTCATCTCGGCCAATGCGGCCTTGCGAACCTTGCTCACATTAATCTTCGGAGCCTTCGACTTTTTCTTAGCGGCGATAACGCTGGTCACGCCCTTGATGAGTTTGCCATCGCCTTCGGCCTTCGCCTGATTGGCGGCGGCCTTGATGGTCTTCAACAATTCGGGCAGAGTCTTGCCGATGTTGAGAACCCAAGCGAAGCACTCTTCGTCAGTGATTACCTTTTCGTTCAGGAGTCGTTCCTGTCCGACCTTGTGCGTCTTGCCGCCGACGAACTCAGCGAGAGGCGTGAGCGTCTCACCGAATTGTTTTGCAGTGAGCGTGGCCTTCGTGGCCTTGCTCTTACCGACAGTTTTCTTTTTCATACTGGTTGATAACCATCACCGCACTTGTTGTTGGTTCGTGCGGGTACTCGCTCGTGCGTCAGTGCCGTAGCGGGTACACATTCATTATATCCGAAACTATTTGCCGAGAAAGTGAAAGTGGGCAACAGGGTGTTTGATGTCCTGCTACCCACTGCTTGGTGCTCAGTAAAACCTGATGGCACGCAAGATTTTTGCCTTAATTGAAACTCACTTGCGTGAGATTTTAATGAGGGCGATTAACCAGAGCGTAACTACCACTACCTCTACTGCGTTAGGCATTCTTCTTATGATAGAGATACCTGCTACGCATATAGATGGACATACAAGGCTTGCAATACGATGACAGGTACTTGGTCACATTGCTAAGCACATAGAACGATTCGTTCTGCTTAGTCTTGCGACACATAGCACAGCATCTGTATCCAGCCCTATGTCGTGCCTTGCGAGGATAGATGCTCACGACTCGGTATTCTTGTGTGTGCTGAATGGCACACGCTTGGACAAACGCTCGATGACCTCTTTGACATCAGAGTCGTAACGCTTGTTCGTGGTATTAATCCAGCACTTCTGGAAGTACGAATCCCACTGCGTCCTCGTCTTGTGAGAAACATTGGTGGTAAGTCCCCAATAAGTTACCACATCAGCGAGTGAGTGGCGGTAACCATACTGAATACCATCAACAGTTTCCCAGTAGTGAGCGTGATGAGCCATCATATCGAGCAGTGCGATACGCCTCGCACACTCAATAAGTTTGACATCTGTCATCTCACCATCGATGTCGTGTTGCAGACCCATCTGATAGAACACAAACGACTGAGCACGAGGCAACCAATGGAGCGAGCCATCGGCTTGCGTGTACTCAATCAACTTGCGGTCGATACCTTCAGCGAATTCGAAGTCGAGGCTCACGAGTGTGTGTATCCGTCTGCTTCGATGCCGAAGACCATCTTCGCACCAGTGTTAGGGCCAGTGACAGCAATCAAAATGCATTGCTCTGCGGGGAGTTTGTGAATGGATGAGTAGTCTAATACCCAGCCACAATTCACCAACTTGATGAGTGCTTCCAACTGCTCGTTAGTGAGCGACACTGCGTTAATCGTAATCATAGTGATAGGAGGGACTCACCACCTTGCGATGATGAGTCCCAGCGTTATCAGTTGCTACGAACCTCGTCAGGAGAGGCGATGAGGTTTATGAACTCATCGTGACTCGTGGTGGCGTGGTGCAGTGCGTGGAGAACCTGAGACGAAGTGCGGTTCGTCATCTCGTACTTCTGCTCGCTGAACTGATGCGTGAGCACCTGCGTGTGAGCGTTGTACAAGTTCCACAAATTACGGGCCTTGTCGGCATCGTAATTAGGAACAGACCACACATCGTGGACACGCTTGCGAACGGATGCACCAAGGTAACCTCGGTTCACCATATTCTCGATAGCGTTCCAACCCTGCTGTTGCGTGAGCGGGATGTTGGCGAGGTTCTGCCAGACAGTGCGAAGCGAAGACCATTCGCTCATCGCTTGGATGACGACATCGTTGACGAACTCATAGTTCACATTGGAGGTGTGACGCACAGAGAACATCATATCCTCACGGAAGGATGTCATACCATTCGTGCAGATGAGACGAAGAGCACCGACAGAAATCGAAGAGCGGCTAGTGCCGTCAAACGAGTTCTTAGCGGTGATTCGCAACGCAACGATATCACCCTTGCGAGTGATGTCTGCCTTCTCAGTGGCGAAGTCGAACTGCATATGAGTGCGAGCACCACGGCGAGTCACGATGGACTGGAACGCAGTAGGCGACAGACCATTCTGTTCGAAGCCAGTGCGGATGGTGCGTTCGAACACATCGTTCTGAATGATGCCGTACTTATCGGAAGTCTTTCCGATGATGACACCATTGTCGCACCGCTGATTGCCCCAGCAATTCGCAGGAACGCCATTAGCCGTATAGAGCGGCACAGAGCGAACGGAATAGTTGTGGGCGTTGGAACCCGAAGTAACCTTCGGGCTGTTGGCGTGATGCATTTCTACTTCACGCTCGTATTGCTGACGGATTAGAGACAGGTCAGCGGCTGTCTGGATGCTGTGTAGCATAGTATGTGTTTCGTTTTGGTTTATGTGCTACTTGGCGTTGGAACCTGACGCAATTCCTTCGCTTTTCGCACAAAGTTTTGGACGGAATAAATTACTCTGGGTTAAAGAGTAATGTGGTTAAGGAGAGCGTCTACTTCGTGTTCGCTCTGGCAGTTGGCATTGATGACGCTCATCACCCTGCTGGATACACCAACATCAACCTTACGCCACGCTCGTGAAGCGGCGGCGATGTCGATGAAGATGTTTCCGCTACCGCTCAGTGATGCAGGAGGATAATCCTCACGCTGAATGGTTTCTGGAATCTCCAACATTGAGACGAGTTCAGCGAGACGCTTTGCAGATACCTTGGACATATTACTTAGTCTCCTTGGTCTGTTCGTATGCGGAGGCGAGGAACTCACCGAGCACAATCTTGACGCAGTGACGAGTGTTCTCGTTATACCAATTGTCCCACTGCTCACCGAACTTGGCTGTCATCTGCTCACGGATGAGTACATCGAGTTTGATTTCGATTTCGTCATCGATGCAGTTGCGAGCGTTGGCGTTTTCAGTCTCACGAGCCTCAGACAGCGTGGACTTGAAGAGAGACTTGACTTCATCTTTGAGCATCTGCGTGAACCAATCACGCTTCAACTCGCTGATGACTTCATCGCTCAGGTCGCTACGCTTCATCACATCGTCATCAGACATCTGCTCCGACTGGAGCATCAGGTCATCGATATCGATATCATCGCTGGTGAGCAGACAGTTGTCGCTGACTACATCAGACCAATCAATCTTGTCCACGACCTTGTCAGCGACCTTGTCCCAATCGATAGCCTCACGCAGTTCGTAGTCCCAATCTTTATTGCTGATGGCATCATCGAGTGCATCACTGATGCTGTCGGTGAAGTCGTGATTCTCAATCGCTTCACTTACAAGCGTATCGAAGTCGAACGACTCCTCAGTTGCTTCACGAACGATGGTCTGGAAGTGCTCATCGTGACTCTTCTTGCTCATACCAGCCAGCGAGATGCTGTCGGTCTTAAGCAAACCTTTGAGGTGATGAACATCCTGTTCCAATCCCATAATACGCATCTCTAAGTCGAGAAGCGTGTGCTCTGCCTTGCTCGCTGGTAGGAACCAAGCGAGGAGTTTACCAATCATTTGTTTCATATGCGTTGTGTTATTTGTTTCGTTTCGTTTCGGTTTGCTCGTTCAGCGTTACTACCCTGTTAGGTTGGGCGGGGTTCACGCTGTCGGAGTTTTTGGTTTCCTCAGTTGCCTGAGAAAGAAAAGTGGAAAGAAGAACTTCGTGTTCTTCCTCCCACTGAGACAGACGAGATTTATTCGTCTGGGTTGATAGGCTCTTCCGCTTCATATGCAGTGAAGATGTCGGGTCGATATAGACGCAACTTTTTCTCCTTACAGTCTTCGCAGACTTTGCAGAGAGGGATTCCGTATCCATCAGTTAGCCAATACCAATGCTTATGGCTTTCGCAGGAGCACTGATTAGGATTGCTCATCGTTTAAGCCCGAAGTTTTTGCCGAGTGCATACTCGGCAGTCCTCACATACTCACCGCCAAGTTTGTTGGCGATGGTACGGAGTTCTTCGACTCGAAACTTTACATTGCTGTAAATGATATCGAGTTGCTTATCGCTGTGCTCGTTGCGAATAGGATGGTGGTCATCGAGCCAAGTTGATTGGTGATTGAGCCACTTATCTTCCGCATCGAGGAACTCGCTTAAAGCACGATGGAATTCAGCATCAGTACTCACGAGCGGACTCCTTTCTTGATTGCATCAGAGAGAGCAGACCTAACGAATTCATTAACAGACATAGAGTTGCTCTTCGCAAACTCTCTGCACTGTGTGTAGAATTCAAAGTCTTTCTCAATCCAAGGGCTACCGCACCACATCACTTGTATGTGCGTAGGTCTTCCAAGCGATGTGGAGTGTGCTCGAAGTGCTCTCTGATAATTATGCAGTTTTGCTCGATTAGCATTTCTGTAATCGGCAGTATACTTAACCCTGCGAGAGAGTCGTTCCTGCATAATCAGTTTGCACTTATCGCACTCACACTTGCTAACTCGGTGAACGATATCGCCATCAGTCCAATATCGCTTAGTGGGGTTAGCAACAACCGCTTCGTATGCCTGAGGGAACAACCTTTCGTGTTTCACGACACGGCTCCTTTCTGGATGAACGAATTGCTTCGTCCTTCTTTTCCAGCGGCTTTGCCTTTCGCACGGAGTCCGATGATGCGACCATACTTGTTCGGGTCTTTCTGGTCGAGGAAACGCAGGTCGTGCGTATCTCCATCAACAACAGTGTATCCCCAATGATGGTCGGGCAGTTTATCGCCACGCTTCACATCGAACACGACAGCAACATTGACTCCGTTATCGAGACACCAGATTGCGTTCTTAGCATCACCGCCACCATACGAATAGGTGAGATGATAGTTGAGAGGCAGTCTGCCCATCGTCCAATCGACAATGCGTTGGAAGTCCTTACTGTAGTCGTAGAATTGCACATCAGGATGACGATACATAATCGTTTCCATATCTGAGTTCCAGATATCTGATGTGCCGTTGATACGAACGCACGGCTTCAACTTACGCTTCAATCGCTTCGTGTTGCGATAGCAGAGGTTCTCGTGATTAAGAATCTCTCGGTCAACCTTCGCCCAGAAAGTATCTGGGTACATATGCATCCACTTCGTCTTGTGAACACGAGCCGCATTAATCTTCGGAAAGATTCCTGCGAGGCCAGCGAACACGAGACAGTCTTCACGACATTCTTTCGTGGCGTGTTTGCACACATTAACAACACCCGACATATCGGATGATGCGAGGTATAGGATAGCAGTGCTGTATCCAAGATGATTGCCCTTCTTCGTCTTTGCGTTGTCGAAGTTGAACAATTGTTTGGTCTTCTTCCAATCTGTGTTGTCCATATATGGTATGTGTTTGGGAGGAAATAAAAGCAGAGAGGAGAAGCGATTGCTCGCCTCTCCTCTCCACAGTCGGTGGTGCTGGTTCGTGTTAAGCGTCCAGAGCGATGTTCTCTTCGCCACCCTTCGTCTCGTTATACTTCTTGATGGCGGCTTCGTATGCAGACAAGCGAGCCTTGGCATCAGCGATGTCCTGCTCCTGAGCGACCATATTCTTCCAGTAGCGTTCGCCATTTTCGAAGGAAGCGTAGACCTCCTTGGTGTTTTCAGCGATGACCGCTTCGGCATCCTTGCCGATGCCGTTCTCGTTGGCGAACATCCGTGCGGTGAAACCTTTCAGCCCAGTGCTGAGGATTTCGAAGCCGAGCAACTGCACGAACTTGTATGCAGTGATGGAGTGGCGATAGCACCAGCCGCTCTCATCTTTTTCGGTGATGTAGATGAACGGCTGACCGCCAGACCGCAGGATAGCGTGGAACGCTTTGAGGAACTTGCCTTCGCCTTCGTACTTGTCTTCGCCCATAATCGGAGCGGAGTAGTGGAAGGGGTGGAAGGTGAACACTTCCACGCACTGAATCTTCGCCATCAGAACCATCAGGTTAGTTGAGGTTTCCATATCGTATATCGCTTTCGATTTAGTCTGCACCTTCCACTCACTCGTTTTATTTTGGGTTAACGAATGGAGCAGATGTTTCGGTGAGTGCCGTAGTGGCACTCGATACCCGAATCAGTGTGACCGCCTCTACTTGCTTACATCCATTATACCCGAAGACCTGTGGCGAGAAATGAAAATCGTGGAGCCACGAGCCAATCCGACCTCAAACCTTCCTCCTGTTACCCTGTTAAGACCTAACCTTATAAGATTTTTGCTAAAATTGTTTTGGGACAAAATTGCCTTACTTTGAATCTGGAATGTCAATAATCTCGCCTGAAATCATTTTATTAATATCTTCGTGCTTGATTCTAAGGCGATGCTCAGTAACTACTACAGGCTGGTCATTGAGGGTCTGTACTTTGTCGATGAGAATCGCTAGTGCCAATGGCATCTGGCTGATAGGCAGTTTATCAATCTCAGTATCAAGCCTGAGAGCACCCTTCATAATGATAGACTTAAACAGGTCAGAAGTCTTGGCCTTGTAAGTCTTCAGGTCTAGGGACTCCTGACTGCCCATATCTTGGCGTACAGCGACCACAGTATGACTAGAAACCTCAACTTTCTCCTCGATTTCCTTCTGAGTATGGCCCTGTTCGGTCATCCACACAATTTCTTCCTTCTTTTTAGCGTCAAGTTTTTCAAGAGTTGTTGATTTCTTATCATTCTTGACTCTTTCATATTTGGATTCAGATTCCATACAAAACAACGCTATTATGAATTTGCCTACAAGTCAATGTTGGTTAGTTATGCCCATCGAGCCGCCCAAGAGCACCCATCAGGCTAATTTGAGGGTTCTTAGGTCTAAAAGCGGCAAAATGTTTGTCGGAAAAATGAAAAACAACAAAGTATCCGCTTGGGTAGACCTTGCTAGGCCGTATATGGTGGCTGGGAAGCCCGATAAGCCCTGCGAAGGGCCAATCAGGGTCTACATTAGGCTTTACTATAGCCCCCCAAAGTACCTTTTACCAAAAATTAGCAAGTGTAAAACACTTGTAAAAACCACCAAACCAGATGTGGACAATGTTGTCAAGGTCATTCTGGATGAATTTACCAAAATCGGATACTGGCTTGACGATGCCCAAATCTGGAGCATACAGATTGAGAAGTACTGGAGCACGGAGCCATCTGTGCAAATGTACTACGACCAAAACAACCAATGAAAACAACGCTAGTCAGCACTATGTCGGAGAGCGAATACCGCTCTCTTCCCGCCCTGAATGCTTCCCGCTTCAAGGCGTTCTTCCGCTCACCCTATCACTTCCGTAACCAGAAGGAGGTTGAGACAACCGAGGCTATGAGGATTGGCACTGCCATCCACACGGCTATGCTCCAGCCTGAGGATTACCTCAAGACTATTGCCTACTTCCCTGATGTGGACGGACGCACCAAGGAGGGTAAGGCCATCAAGCAAGCCTTTGAGGAGGGTGCTATCGGCAAGACCATCCTGAAGGCTGACTCTGAGGCAGTAGTGCTTCGGGCCATCAAGGCTATCAATCAGAACTCTGACTGGCAGAGGATGGCGGCTCAGGTTTCTATCCGTAAAGAGTTAGTCCTGCTTGGCAAGTTGGCTGGCATCGACTGTAAGGCTCGCCTCGATATCATTGATGTCGAAAACGGAATCATCAGGGACATCAAATCGTGTGACGATGTATCTGGAACTAAGTTTAAGTACACAGTGAAAGACAGGATGTACTGGGTACAGGCCGCTTTCTACTGTCTGCTGGCTGAAGAATGCTATGGCAAGCCGTTCAGTTTTGAGTTTATCGCTGTTGAAACCTCTGAGCCTAGCACTTGTGCTTTCTGGCAGGTTTCTCCTGAAGAACTGGTTAAGTGGAAGAATGCCGTTCTTTTGCGTCTGTTTGACTATGTGGATTGCAATCATTCCGACTTCTGGGAAGGCCCACAGGGTGGAATTCTTGAAGACTTAAACATCGTATGAGTAAGCCATCATTTACTGGTGTCTGGATTCCTGTAGAGGTCTTCCAGATGGAAACCCTTACCATCACCGAGAAGGTGGTGTACGGAATCGTAAACGCCCTCGACAATGAAGAAGGCTGTTTCGCCTCCAATGGCTACCTTGCACAGACCCTGCAACTGAGCGACAGACAGGTCAAGAATGTCCTCAAAACGCTTATCGACTACCAGTTGGTAGTCCGCATCGAAGTGAACGGCAAACGCATCCTACGGACAGTGGAGAAGCAAGCCTTGGTGGGTGCTACAGATTTCCTAGGGAGGGGGAAACCTATTTCCCGCAGGGGGGGAAGTAGACTTCCTACAGATAGAACAGTAGATAAAAAAGAGGATAAACCTACCCTAACCCTTCCTTACGGAGACGCATTCAAAGTGTCTTGGCACAAATGGAAAGATTATCGAAAGCAAATCAAGAAGCCTTTGTCTGAGATGACGCAACAAGAGCAGTTGACAATGCTTGGCTCTTGGGCAAACGAAACAAACGCAATTGATTCAATCAACAAAAGCATTGCTTTCGGCTGGCAGGGTCTTTTTGTAGTAACTGCCAACAAAACCAAAACGCTAACCAACAACGACCACGCCAATGGCTTCTAAGTGCATTCACTGTAAGGCTGACGCAGTCCCTGTCTGGGACTCAACAAGTCAAAAGTTTAAACCGTTTATCGCAGTGTGCCTTGACTGCTTCCCTCACAAGGAACATCACGAGTATCCGTACTACTACAAGGATGTCTTCAACAAGCACAACTGGTGCTTCAAGTCGATGCATCCTTCCACTCCTCTGGCGTTCCACGATACCATCGAAAGCAAACTTGCACAGCAGATGCAGGTGGCGTTGCAGGAGTACACACCAGAGCAGAGCGTCCTGCTTCACGGTGTCACTGGCACAGGCAAGACACGGTGTGCGTGGGCGATGTACAACAAGGCGTGGCTACACTTCTACCCGAAGCATAGCATCTTCCTGACGATGCGTAAACTGGAGTCTGAAATCGAGAAGGGCTTTGCCAACCAGAACCACGGTGATGTCATCGAGCGTCTGACTTCTTGCTCCCTGCTGGTCATTGACGATTTAGGAAAAGAACGCTTGACCCAACGAATGGAGAGCGATTTATTCTCTATCATTGACGAGCGAACATCCAATAAACGCCCGACCATTATCACAACCAACTACAACGGAAGCGGACTATCCGACAGATTCTCAAACGGAGAGACAGGCTCTGCAATCATTCGCAGACTTAAGGACTACTTCCGAATCTACGGAGCCGCTCAGTAATTTCCCACCCAAACATATGGAAACCCAAAATACCGAAACGGCCTCTATCATTGAGGTCAATAACGCACGGAAGTACATCGTACTCCCAGATGGTCGAATGGCACGATTGCTGAAGCCTGTAAAGGTTAAGCACTACCTGTACTATTCGTTCATCAACGACCAAGGCAATGCTGTTCGAATCAATGCATCCAATAGCCGAAAGGTTAACGATGAAGTGGTTAGCAAGAAGTAACGAACTCTGGAAACGAATCGATATGCAAAACGATACGCTACCTAAGCCAAACCTGTCTGAGTTGTACATCGCCCTAGGCAATGTGCATTCTGAGACGAAAGACATTGTTGCGGATGATTTTAATCCGCATTTTAAATCGAAATTCGCCAGCCTATCGGCTCACTTGTCTTATCTTAAGCCCCTGTTCCACAAGCACGGTCTTACGGTGATTCAACTGCCGACCTCCGAGTTCCACGACAATGGCATTGGCATTAAGACCATTATTGCCCACAAGAACGGCACGAGCATCGAATCCTCCTGCATCGTTCCTGTAGGTGAACAGGCTACTGGTCAACAGGCTGGTGCTATCCTGACCTACCTGAGACGCTATTGTCTGGCTTCCATCGGGGGTCTGGCTACCACGGATGATGACTGTGAAGCAGACCGAGTGGTTAAGACTTCCTCCGCTCCTGTGGCTGTAAAGAAGTCGGCTCCTATTGCTACCTTTGTTGCACCCCACACTGGTAGCGTTGGAATCGATTTCGAACTCGCTGTTCCGTTCGGCAAGAACAAGGGTACTTCTCTGTCTGCCCTTCCTGATAGCGACCTCGACTACTGGGCTAACAAGTGGGAGCCTAAGCCGTGGGAAAAGACTGGTAAGGTCGGTGCTAAAGACCAGTCCCTCAAGAAATCTGCACAGGCTCTCTGGGCTTTGAAGCAGAATGGTGTAGACTCTGAACCCGAATCCCAAGACGAAGTTCCGTTCTAACCAATCTGTCCCTGTAGTTCAATGGATAGAACATTCGCCTTCTAAGCGAATTATCTAGGTTCGATTCCTAGCAGGGACATTTTACCAAATGAAATACGCACTACTCCTAGCCCTGTGCATCCAAGCACAGGCAATGGAAATCACGGACGACTTTTTGGATAAATTAGCCGTCATCGAGTCTGGCACTCATTGCACTGCCATCTCAGACAAAGGTCAGGCTCTTGGAGCCTACCAACTGCATCGCTCCGCTTGGGAAGATGCTTGTAAGCGTAACCTAGCCAACTGGCCTTACGACAAGTCTAACGCATTCAATTACCCAATTGCACGGCAGGTAGCCCAATGGCATTGCGAATGGATTGTAAAGACTCTTCAATCCAATGGTATCAAGCCTACTCCTATCCGTGTCTATATGTGCTATTGTATGGGTGTTCGTGGAGCCTTAAGGCACAAATTGAACACAGACCTAGATTACCCTGCACTTAATCGTGCCAGAGGCATCCTGTGAGCACCAAGAAACGCAAGCGTACTTGGAAGCGACCAGCCCACGGAGGAGGTCATCTTGTGGCTGGGTTAAAGAATCAGACAATAGCAGAGTTTGTCGCAACTCAGCAATACTCGATTAATGCCAAGGCTCGATGGGCTTATCTTTTCTCATTGAACAAATATGAATCACACGAAGCAAAATAGTCTTAAGGCTTGTGCCTTGATGCTTGGAATCAGTGTTGAAGAACTAATTGATGCACTCAAAAGAGCCTCTAAAGAGAAACCAATTAAAACCACTAGTGGTTACACTCTAGAACTTCCAGATGACTCCCAAGACAGTAAAGTATGAGCAGATGGTTCAAGCGATGCTGTATCTTACCAACGAGGTCGCTGACCTAAGGTACAAACTTTTACAGCACGAAACCGATAAACCTCAGGAGCCTGAAAAACCCTTATGTCCCAAAAAAACAAAAGCAAAAAAATAAAGTTCGTTGCCGTTGGTGATAACCACGGAGATATGGTGGATACCGAAGCCGCAAAACAACTGTTTGATTTCATTCAGGATTACCAGCCTGACGAGGTAATTCACTTGGGAGACTGCTTTGATTTTCGCAGTCTCAGGTCTGGAGCCAGTGGCAAAGAAGAAGCCGAATCCTTGCACGATGATGTCGAAGCGGGATTACAATTCATCAACGAACTTAAACCTACAGTTTTTCACTATGGAAACCACGAAGACCGAATTAGCCACTTCATTCACTCATCGACTAATGGAATCGTTAAGGACTTTTGCCAAGACCTTGATGATGAGATTGTCTCCAATCTTAAGAAGGTTGGGTGTAGAAAAATCTACCCCTATCACGCTGAGGAGGGGGTTCACACCTTGGGTCTTGTCCGAACAGTACACGGCTACACTTGTGGAATCAGAGCAGTTGAAGAACACGCAATCCACTACGGACTTGAGGAAGGGGCAGTGCTTATGGGACACATCCATTCCATTCAGCAGACTAATGCAAAGCGATACCGAGGTACTGTTGGTTTTTCGGGAGGGTGTCTCTGTAAGAAGCGTGAGATGCGTTATGCGAAAAATCGACTGGCAACTTCTAAGTGGGGTACTGGATGGATGTACGGATTTGTACACAATAAAAACTGGAAGGTTTGGCAAGCACATCGAGTCGGAGAAAAGTTCATCTTCAGCCACCACCAAGAATGAAGAACACGATTCAATTCCTGAACGAACTGGCGAGCGACAACACGAGGTACAAACGAGTGTCGGAGGAATCTATTCCATCCCAGTACTATACATCCAGAGACATTGCGAAAAAGTTCGGAATGAACCACAGGGTCTGCCAAAGAAAACTAAGCGAGTACCTTCTAGAAGAAAAACTGGAAGTAATCTGGGCAAGAAGAAGGGTAAGCGTGGTAGCCGTTCGTAAGATGCCCTGCTACAAGTTCAAAAAGAAATCCTATGAGAAAAGTTTCAAAGGCTGACCTTAAGGAAAACTCTGAACGCTACAAGGGTTGCACCTTCCTAGAGCCTCGTGAGTGGCTTGATGGTGCAATCCTTGGTAAATGCGTTATGACTGGGGGAATCATCTATGACTACGAACTAGTCATCAAGGTGTTTATGGAGAAGGATGGACTAACCTATGACCAAGCGGAATCTATGGTTGTATTCAATATGGAGAAGTCCATAAAGTCTATGCCAGACCCTAAGCCTATCCTTCAGGATGACAAACTGACTGACGAGGACTGCCTTACAGAGCCAGATTTTGACTGGGACTAACGGCTACTGCATCCTATGTAGGCGTAGGACGCATTACCAGTTCTTACATTAGCCCCAAATGGCACAACGCTACCACGCCCCCAACCTTTGTAAGCGTGTGGAAGATGCCAAGCGGGGCTGATTTGTCAAGCCAGATATAGGAGCAGTCCACCGAGTAGCGTGGAGATTCCAATCAAGATAAACCCAGCCTTCTTAAATGGTGTAAATGCTTCTACCAGAACTCCAACTACACATAAGAATAAAAACGCAGAAGACGCTTGGTAAAGCATTGTTGTCTTTCGTTCTTGTTTTACTTTCAGTTCTGCTTGTTCTCGCAGTGCGACTGCTTCACTCAGTTTCTGGTTTTGTTCCTCCACTACTGCCCATAGCCTGTTTGTTTCAGCATCTACTTTTGCGGCCTTGACCTTGTCAGCCTCAACAGCCTTCTGGTCTTTGTCACGAATGATACGCTCAAACTCTTTAACCTTTTCTACGGAAGGCTTAGCAACACCACTTAGTCTCGTGACTTGCCCTTCAACAATTTCTCTAGGGATGCCAATAGGGATGGTAGGAGCGACAGCAGTGAGAGCAGAAGCAGACTCAGAGACGATTTGCTCGACCTTGTCGATGTACGCATCCTTTTGACCATTGTTGGAAACAACGACAGGAGGCTTATTATCTACCGAGGTACATCCTGCGAGTAGCGTTAATAGAATCAGCGTTTTCTTCATAATATCTTTGCTTAGCAATTGTTTCGAGTACTCGTCTGTCATCTTCAGCCTTTCTTGCGGCTAACATTTCCTTGTATGCGTAAGACCCATATTCAGACTCAGGAGCAATTCTTCCAATCGGCCCCATAGTTGCTGTAACAAGAGCGTCTACTGGGCCTTCCCTAAGAGCGTGATTAAGAAGAAGAGCACCGCCAGCAATCTTGCCAGCCTTGCCAAGACCATCTACGACATAATTATTTACATAACCCCTAAACTTAGGGTTATTCATATACTCATTTGGAAAATCAGCAGGAGTATAAACTCTACTTGGTTCTCTAGGAGCACCAGAACGATAATCACTAGCGTAAGGAATGGCACTGCCTAACTGTGTTCTGCTTTCAATGTATTTGTTGTAAGGCTCTCCAACTAGTTGAAATCCTCTTTCATTTTGAGACGCAAGATAGGACGCTTTTTCAGCAAGTGTGGTTGGAGTGTATCTTACAGCAGGTCTTGTAAGTGTAGGACTTGCGTCAATACTATTAAGATAACCAGCCTCACGCATTTGGTTAAATTTTAATTCTCCATCTTCAACCCAATCAGGATACACAAGATTTGGACTTCTTGAAACTTGGTTTTGAAAACCTTTGCCCCAACTTTCAGGCCAATCAACCATTCCATATACTCGTCTGTAGTCTGATGCGTGACTAGGAATCGTTCCGTGTGGTTCACCTGTCACTGGGCTAAGAGTCATATAACGCCTAGGGTCTGTGGCTTTATTTTTTAAGTCCCAATTATAAGGTTCTCTATTTTCAAGAGCAATCATTGGGCCAGCAGGAGTATTTCCTCCTCCAAAATAGTTTTTGATAATTTCTAAGATGTTTGGCTTTCTTGAATTACTAGGAGTAATGTCTTCTCCAATAGGTGGAAGACTATCTTGATATGCTTGTCTTCGCATTGCTTGTTCTTCACGAGCAAGACGAATTCTTCGTCCATCTTCTCTGGCAAGTTTGTTAACATATTCTTGATGTGATTTAAGTTCTTCGGGAGTCCAAGTTCCATCCCAAGGCGGTAGGTTATCAGGCATAGTATTAGTTATTTAGTTTGTTTTAAAAATTCATCGTTACGCTCTTTAAGCCTTCTGTACATTTCTGTACTGGATGCTTCCATTTGACCAAGTCCACGATTAGGTCTGTTTTTTCCAGTTCCAGAATATGCGTTACCAAGCGTAATTGCATTTAGGATAGATTTCCCAGCACCAATTCCAAAGAATTTTGCAATCTGTTCGGCAGACGGTTCCATAGGCCCAGAATATCCTTCTTGTCTTGTTTTTAGGTATTTGCTATATTCGTCTGCTGTAAATTCAGGTGCTTCAAGAAGAAATGAACTTATTCCACCAGCCTTTGTTACAACAGGGCCAACCGCATCAGAAATTAAACCTCCTGCAATACGAGCCTCTACTCCAGCATTTCTAAGAGTAGTTGAAATTGGTGTTTGAGTAATAGGTTTAAGCCTATCGTAAAGAACTTTTCCAGTTCTGGTATCATCAATCTTAATTCCAGCCCTGTTTGCTGGGTTTATTGAAGACCACAATGAAGGATTAGGATTGGGTGTAAGCCTAGGATACTGACCACTACGCATAGCATTTTCGCCTAATGGAAACGCACCTTCCTTTGTAAGGTATCTGTTTAAGCCCAAATCTCCATACAAAGGATTGTTGCTTGGGTTTAACCTAGACATATCTGCGGTTATTCTATACGGAGCACCACCTGTAGCCCATTCAGCACCCCTTAAAAAATAAGCCTCTGTTCCATATTTTTCAGTTCCAGCAATAGCACCACGAACCAAAAAATCATCTACAGCAGGAGTACCTACACGCCTGTAAAACAGGTTTGGGTCTTCCGCTAAGTTAAAGTGATTTAAATTAATCCCCATATTGTTGGGCTTTTTGTAAAAATTTAGTACGCACCCAGTTAAATAATTCTGGGGCAATAGAACCTGAAATTGAACATAGTACACTCTTATAGAATGGGTCAATAGAAGTTTGATGTAGGGCAAAATAGCAAATTACCCCCACAATAGCCCCTGCCATAATCATCCTGAACCAGCGGGTCGTGTTATACTTCTCGTCAGTCAGGATAAGCCTAGCCAGCATACCCGCCCCTCCAAGAATGGCAAACAGCCACCCTGTCTTCTTGAACTCGTCAAGAAGGTCTTGGAGTGTGGGGTCGCTCATCGTTTAGTTCTCTCCTCTCTGAGGACAGCGTCAACCGCCTCCTGTTCTCTGCGGAACTGGCCTACATAGCCAGATGCAGGATTAAACAACCTGAACACGGAGATACCTTTCTCGTCTCTCAGACGCACCATAAGGTAGTTTAGTTTGTTTCTGATGGTAGCCCACTCACTATACACTTCTCCAGCCTTGGAGGGCAGTCTGGATTCGATTCTCCAACTAGAGGCATCAGCGACAGCCTGTGTTTCAGGAGCAGTAGGCTTATTGTCAGCGGTATTGACGGCGGCTTGAACATTTTCAGCACCAGCAGTAGTATCAGTAGGAACTTCAGGAGCCTCGGCTTTAGGCTTAAGTTCCCAGACTGTATGACCGCTGGAGTTTATGAATCTAGTGTGCGTTTCGTTAAGTGCTCCTTCCCTTGTCGGAGTAATCAAAACAAAATCGGTATCAACACTTCCGTTGTCCCTGACAAATTGAACATACTGATTCTCACCATAGTTTTCACCATTGTAACTGAGTTCCGAAAGGATGTTACGCATTTCTTCAGAGTAGTGGGGAGAACCCTTATTCTGTTCGTACAATTTAAGGACTGTTTCAGAAAATTGAGGGGCGTATTTAAGCGACTTAAGAATACCGCCTGTTTTATCGGCTGGCATTGGTACATTGCCAACCTTCCAAGGCGTGTTGCCCTGACCTCCAGTAACTTGATTGGCGGCAATACGAACTCCCTTGATGTCATCTTCGTAGAATCTGACAAGAACCTGAGCCTGAGTTACATTCTCAACAATGCCCATTTGAACAGTCGGAATCTCAAGAACCTGAACACCATCAGCATTCTTAACCTTTTCTCCAGCAAAGAACACTTCATAGTGGTCATCGCCATTACGCTTAATGATGTATCTGCCATCATTGGATTCACGGAACGAGCCAGACTCTGGCTTGCTCCAATCCAAATTTGAGAACGCAAGGCCATCATTGAGCGACAGCAGGTGGTGGAGAGCAAACTGTCTATCGGTAATGAACGCAGACACGCCCTGTTTCTTAAATTTCTGAATAGAGGACTCAACCGCAAGTGTTGTGGACAGAAGTTTTTCAACTCTGGCATACTCGTAGTCAGCGTTTTTGGAAAAATCACCTCCGTGCTCTACCTTATCCATCTGTTCAGGGAACCACATAGGCTTGTTGGCTCTACGCTCGTGTGCTTCCTTTTGGTACTGTGCCATACCCTGCCTGTTCTCAAGCATCAGTTTGTTAACAGTACTAGTCTGAAGGTTCATACGATAGAACAAAGGCATTTCTTCGTACTTCTTTTTAATGTATGTCTGACCACCGCTATCAAACATAGAACTAGTAGACTCAGTATGCAGTTCCTGCTCCCAGATGGCTTTGAATCCATCCATCTTAACAAGGCTGTCGATAGGCATACCAAAGTGTTCGCCCTGACCTGTAAGGAAAGGCTGACGCTTATTTCCTTTAAGCATAGGCTTGTCCTTTCCAGTTGCAGTCACTTCTCCTGTCTTCCAGTTGTAAGGATTTGTAGTGCTACTAGGTTTAACAAATGCAAGACCATTGGAATCACGAATCAAATACATTGCATTCTCGATAACTTCCTTGTCTCTCAGAGCCAACTCAACCTGTTCAGGGGTTCTGGAGTTTCTGAATGATTCAAACTCAACATCGTTAAGACCTCTGAGTTTCTTGAACGCTTCAATTCTTACGGACGGAGAGCCTAGGATTGTTTGAAGAGCCTCGTAGGCATAAGAGCGAATGAATCGCTCACGCTCCGTAGAACTCTTGAACTTATCTCTGATGCCAGCAGACAGTTCCATCTGTCTTTCAAGTTTGTCTGGAGCAATCTTGGCGGTCTTGTCCAAAAACAGAGGGTCTTTCTGTATTTCTGGGTGGAACAACTGAAGTAGCAGTGCGTGTTCAGCCGTAAGACTGGCATCAGGATTATTCTCGTGATAAGACTTAATCTGTTCGGCTCTGTACATATAGTCGGCAAGGTAAATGCTTCTTGCGGACAATCTCTTACGCTCGTTTGAGGCGACTTCGTTTTCTGTGCTACCTCTAAGGCTACGGAATGTTTCACCAATTGCAGACTCACCTGCGTGAGGGCCATAGGTGTCGGTGGTTACAGACCAGTCAAAAGAATGGATAGGCCCAAAGAAATCCCAAGACAGCGAGGGGAACATAAAGAACCATCTCTGTGTTTCAGGGTGGGCTGGGTCGATTCTTCTCTCAATGTCACCAAGGCCAAGTTGATTGGCTCTGTCCCTGTATTTTTCAAACAGTATGTCTGCTTCTGCCTGTGCTTCGGCTCTCCACTGTTGCATCTGGGTTGCATTTTGTTTCTCGTTTTCAAGAACTCTTTCTCTAACTTTCTGTGCAATCTTACGCTCTGCAACGATGCGTTTAAACTCTTCAGTGTGAGCATCAGGAAGTGCGTTGGGGTCTTCAACGGAATCAATGGCGTTTTGGATTCTCTTCTCAAGAGCAAGACGCTTTGCTTCAAGTTTGCGTACAATAGATACAATCTCCTGTGCTCTCTTGGACTTTTCAATGCCTTCAATCTTGTCAACAGAAGTGAGGTTAAGGCTTCCATCAGGAAGTCTAAACTGAGTTCCAAAAGCCTGACTGATGTTGGTAAGACTGTCTAACTCCGTGAAGTGTTCGGCAAGCGACCTGTTTGTTTCTCTGAGTCTTGCTTCAGAACCCTTTAAGATTCTTCCATAAGTTCCAAGAGTCTCAAGGTCATACTTTTCTTCGATGGCTCTAACGGCTTCGTCTTTGTCGTAATAATTATCCTTGAACTTCTGCATTACGCTTTCAACAAATGCCTGATTTTCAGGCTGTTGCATCCAAGTGATTACTTTTGCTTCACTGAATTTACCAAGTTTCTTCAGCCTATCAATTTCCTTGCTGTACTTTTTCTCAGTATTTACATCGGCATTGATGTGCTCAAAGCCCATATCAAGGACTCCCTGAAGGGCCAGAGAGTCCTTGTTGGTTGCAGTGTGCCATCTGTCTCTGATGTATGTGATGCCTTCTTCAAACGCTTTCTTGTACTGCTCCTTTGAAACAAAGGTCTTAGAGCCGTCACCAAGAACACCGAACTCGTCTGGCATATATGAGGGCTTAGTCTTAGGGTGAAGACCAAGTTTCTTCAGCGACTGTACATTGAAATTGGTGTTTCCAACTCCAAGTTTAGAAGACTCTGTTCCATCCAAGTATTCTTGCTCGGTAATTTCACGCACAAACTTATCGCTAAGTTTATGACCCTTGGCGGCGGCATACTGTTTGGCTAGAAATTCAATCTGGTATTCGGCTCTTTCCTTAATCTGGCTATTGCCGTCAATGAGTCCACGGATTTCATCGTAGGTTCTTCTGAACTCCACTTGCTTCTGCTTGGACTGTGCAATCTGTGCTCTGATTCTCTGTACAAAAGCCAACTTAGATTCAGTCGGGTCTTGAGCCATCAGGTGCTGGTCGGCCTTTCCGTCTTCCTTGAGATAAGAATACTCGGTCATCCAAGCATCCTTCTCGGCAAGGGACATCAGTTCCATCCGTTCAAGTGCGTTGTAGTGTCTAAGTTGATGCTCAAGGACAAGCACCTTGTCTCCGTGATATCTTGTACCCTTCTGAGCGGCATCCAAATCCCTCTCAATAGTCTTGATTGTATCAAGAGCGGTAAGAGGGGGCTGTTTGTTACGCTTCTGTTCTACATTAAGTTCCTGTGTACGCTTAGTGATGTATCGTTTCCACTTGGATTCTCCGTCACGGACTTCTGTTTCAAGAGCCTTAATCTTTGCGATGTTTCCATTGGGGCCATCGGAAAGAATCGTATCAATAAGTTTCTGCTCTGCTCTTGTTCTGGCTTTAATTCTTTGCTCAAAGTCTTTGTAAAGACCTTCAAGGTAGTTTTCAAATCCAACATTAGGAGACTGACCAGACTTAAGTTCCTGAAGAGCCTTTGTTCTCTTTTGAATTGTATTGATTCCCTGAGCGTCAGGGGGGAACACAAAGTTATACTTTCCATCAATCTGAAAGATGGTTCCTGTGTCAGAGTACTGAATGTTCTGAAGTTTTGTTAACTGCTCACGGAGGTGTACAGTTTCTGCAAGGTCAAGCGGCCTCTTCTTTCCAGTGTCTTCGTAAACAATCTTCGTAACAGTCTCATACACAGGCTTTCCCTTACCATAACCACCTTTAACATTCTTAATCTGTTTAACCTTCTTTTCTTTTCTGACAGTAATAGGAGCACCTTCGGCAAGAATTTTTTTGAGAGTTTCAATCTCAGCCTTAACTGTTGTTGTTTTTCCAGAAGGGCCAAAGCGTGTTCTTCCAGAATCAACGCTTCTTCCATTATTATCTAGGGTCATCTCAGGAAGAATCTTAAATCCAGCCCACGCTCCATTCTTATTCAGTACGGACTGAACATCAGTGCCTTCATCAATACGCTGAATAGCAACATATGTATCGCCCTTTGAACGCAGTTCCCAGTTATCAAAGTTGTCTGGAATCTTCTCACCTTTTTCATCAAGAAGGCTTCTAAGAATAAAGTCTTTCTTTGGGCCTTCTACTTCATAGTGTCCAGAGAACAGTCCAAGTTTAGTTGCAGAATCATTTACACGCTTTGTGGCCTGTCTAAGAAAATTCTTTCTGGCCTTATCAACATTGCTATCGCTTCCTTCCTTCAGGAATCTGTCAGAAAGAATAATATTTCCTTTGTTGTCGTACATTTCAATGTACTTCCATTTCATCGATTCAGCAGTAGACAGTTCTTTATGATTAGGAAGACGCTCAATTACAGTATAGTCTGAACCTTCAAGTCTCCATAGATGAGTACCAACAACATAGTTGTCTTTACCCTCAAAAAGTTTACCTGCGTGGCTTTGAATTGCCCAATTAGAACCATAGTATCCTTTTTCTTCAAGACCCTTAAGAGCCTCAACATACTGCTCGACTATAGTACGCTGAATATCAAATACCTTTCCGTGTGTTTGCTCGCTGTAAAGTGCATACAATTCAACAGAACGCTTGATTGCATCTGGTGTCCCAAGTTGAAGAAGACCCTTAGAGGATTCATCATAAAGGTGAGCACGAACCCATTCAATTACATTAGCATCACTTCCATTGATGTTGTAGGCAGTAAGGATATCATCCAGTCTGGAACTTGATTCCTGTGTCCAAAGATTGTCAATCTTGTGCTGAAATTCCTGAAGTCTTGCGTGAGCAATTTCAGACTCCCTGTCAAAGAATGTATCACTAATTACTCCCTTAGGATTAACAGGTTGTGTTCTTTGGTAATTGTTAAGTTCATTAAGTGCAAGGTATTGTGCTCCAGTAAGGTTGTCTTTTCTTAGTGACTCAACGACAAGCGTTCTGGTTTTTTCAACAAACAGTTCCTTAAGTTTCTTGTAATTGATAGGAGAGTAATCGATGCCATCGTTTACCTTGTTTCTCATAACCTGTTTATCAACAAGCATCAAAAGACTTTGATGTCTCTTATCGATTGCATCAAAGAAACCAGACCATCCTCCGTGCTGAGCAAAAATATGTTCATTGATTAGGGTAAACATATTTCTTCCCTCCTCAGTTTTCATAAACTTCAGTTCTGATTCTTTACCACCACGCATAACCTCCATCCACTTAGGGTACATCTGCATTGCCTTATACTCCACTTCCGTCATTTCAGCGGCGTGAGCAAGCATAGGAACCCCAGATTCAAGAAGTGTTCTTGCATTGATTCCATACTTATAGGATTGCTCAAGGAACAGGCTTCCGTTCATAATGGCGTTGCCTACACTAGTAAGGTTATATCCTCTCAAGGACATTTCGGCAACCTTATCCAAGATAGCATTCGGGGCGAACTTAAACTTCTCTCTGAGTTTTGCCTTAACAAACGGAAGCAAAGCCTGAACTCCACGCTCGTGCATTTCTTCTGGAGTTAAATCTAGTTTCTTTAGGTTATCTACAGTCCTCTGAATGCGAACCTTTTCTTCCTCAATGATTCTGTGGATATCCTTTTCAGAAATCTTTCGTGTATTAGGAACAACATTTCCATTCTTATCTACAACATAATCAAGGAATGCTCTGCTGTATCCTTTTTGCTTAAGAACCTTTTCAAACTTTTCGTGAACGCTTTTTGCAGGAGAGAAACTAAATTTCTCAGTCATTGACTGCTTGCTTACATTTTCAATAAACCGCTTGTTATCATACACAGCAACGGCAGAGTATTCATTTCCATTCAACTCATTCAGGGCAAGATACTCAACAGAATGAATTCCTAGGTTGTTAAAGAAATCGATATTGTCTCTTGTGAACAGCCAGTTATCCATACTGTTGCCTTCAGTATGAAGGATATTTTCTGGTTCTCTAGAATACAGTTCTCTAAATGTAGTGCCTTCTTCGTCTCTAAGTTTAAGGATGTCATTAAGAACTTGTTCAACATTCTTAGATGTAATCTGAGAAACACGCTCAGCCACAGTATTGATTGCCGTCTTATAGTCAGCGTTATGGGGAATCTGACTGACATCTAGGTGACTCTGTGTGTCAATGTATCCAGTAACAAGACGCTTATCGGCAACAATGCCAGCCTCGTATCCGTCAGGTGTATAGTGATTCCACCCGCTTTGCGTGGAATACTGAGAGCCTCTGAGGGTAGGAATAGCAATGTCAAACATACGACCAAGACCATCATCGACAAAGTCATAGACAGAAGGCTCAGTCGTAATCTTGTATCTTTCAGCGTTAGCCTTTCTTAGGTCATAAACAGCAAGCACTTCTCCATCTTTGTTTCTGTATACAGTGTTCTTAAGGATACGCTCAGCACTCGCAGGAATAAATACGCCCTCGTGGTCACGACCACCCTTTGCAGGAGAGAAGTTAAACTGAGAGCGGACATAGGCATTGTCGTGGTCGTATCTGAAACCTTCACCATCAAGAGCACGGAGCGTACCAATACGGCTGATGTTAAAATCAGTCATAACAGTAGGAATAGATACTTTCTTATCTGTGTTTCTTCTCTGGAACTTGAGAGGATAATTTCCTTCGGAGCGGTCAATCATCTTCATACCACCCTGAAGCATTTCCTTGGTCGGATGAAATCCAATCACAGCGTTAACAATGTCACGCATATGTGCGGCCTCACGAATGGATGTCGTATTGCTCTGGAACATCTTAGCACCAGCCTCGGCTTTTTCTCCGTTGCTGTAATTGCTCAGCAAAGCCTTTGCGGCTTCCACAAGATTTTCCTTAGTTCCAAACAGTCTTCTTACCATCTTGTAATCAACGCCCTTCTCGTCTAACTTGTTCCAAGAGTGGTCAACTCTTGTCATAAAGGCATCCATATCGATAGCCTTAACAAGTAACTGGGCATCACCCATTTTGTACTTCTGAATGCCAGCATCGTTGACTTCGCCTACTTTCTTTCTCTGGAAATACAGGTTAATTTCAACAGGGATAAATGTGCTATGTCTAGTCTTGAATCCACGCTCTCTAGCACCGCTTTCTTTTTCTCTGCTCTTTGTGAGAATAGGAGCCTGTAGGGTGTTGCTGATAGAGCCAAGCATACCCTGTCTGGAGCGTTCAATGACAGTATTAAGTTGAGCAAAACGCTTAACAGTATTCTCAGGAAGATACTTAGCCAGAACCTTTAGTTCATAGTCAGTAGCCTTTCCTGTAATCTTAATTCTAGGATTACCCTGCCAGTTGCTTTTCCAGAATCCCTCATCGTCCTTCTCCATCTTGTCGTAGCCGACATTGTCCTCGACATCGACTTCCTGAACTTCGCCTTTCTTGCCTCTTAGGTTCTTAATGTCTGCTTGTTCAAGCGTGGAATCTACTTCCTCATTAAACACCTGCTTCATCTTCTTTCTGACTGTGGCCCAATGGTCATCGTCAGATTTAGATGTCGGCATTGCAACAGTCTCTTCCTTATCAAAATGTGTGATTCTCTTGTCCTTAGGAACAGTCTTCTTCTTCTTTGGCTTTGCAGGAGAGAAGGTGTACTCAGGGGTAGGCGAGTTGCCTTGATGGAATGCAAATGTAAGACCACGCTTATCTGAAGGAGCCTTAGATAGTTCGTCAACAATGCCAAACAAAGCCTTTGTCTGAGAACCAGCCAACACTTCGTCAGAAAGAATCTCGGCCTTAGTGCCACCTTCCTTATTAAACAAGTGCTCAAGTTCGCTGGCAAAAGCAACACCAGTGTCAGAATGGACAACAGGGTTCTTCTTCCAGCCCTTATATCTGTCGCCGCCAACTTCCTTAACATAGTGACGCATCAGTTTATCAAGCATCGGAATTCTAATTCTCTGCTTGGTGTTCTGCTCGATGAAGAAATTGTCAGGGTTAGTACCCCACTTAAAGTTAGCACCAGCGGAAGTAAGGTCTTTGTACATAATGTCCCTGTACACATCTTTGCCCCACTCAATGCTGTTTCTAATCAGGCCAAGGTCACCTCCATTAAGTAGGTAATCAATTGGCTTCTCTTCGATAAATCTATTCCAGTAAGATGTCAGGAACTCTTCATACGCAGTTCTAAGCGTAGTAGGCTTTTCACCTCTCTTAAGTTGCTCAATAGAATGATTAAAGTCCTGATGGATTGCCTCCATAGCCGCAGGATTTGTGTCCTTAAGAGAGCCTTCAAGTTTTAGGTAAGAATCTCTGAACGCTTCAACAAGCCTGACAGCCTCATCCTTAGGCATTCTGTAAAGAGCACCAGCACTGTCTTCAGTTCCAATCAAAGCCTCAACAGCCGCCTTCTTAAAAGGCTGTGCGTATCTGTCGTTAAGCAAAACTGTGTGGAGCAGTTCTTCGCTAAGTGCAGACTTAGCGGCCCTATCAACATTGATGATAGTTACATTTTCTCCGTTAACAGTATGGTGAAATGACACACCACCAAAGTTAGGGTCATTAAGAAGTTCCGTATACCTAGCCCATTCAGGACTAAGGGCCATCTTCTTGATTCGTTTCTCGGTCAGGTACAGCCTACGCTCATTACGCTGAAGTCTTTCAGCCGCACCAACCTGAGCCATCGTAGACAACTTAGCCTTAGTGCCTCCATCTCTTTCGACAATCTGAAGCAGTCTAGCAAGACCTTCCTGATTGTGGTATTCAAAATGTTGGGTAGCCCAAAGGAAATTCTTTACAACATCCTGAACCGCATTGCCGCCAGACACTGCTCCGTGGGCAACACCAATCTGGTGGAATGCACCACCAAGCACAAAGCCAGTACCAAGGCCGTTGTAGAAGCCGTCTTCACCACCCATAACAAGGCCAAACGCACCACCATACATAGCCGAATGTAGAGAGGTTTTAGCAGTAGCAGTACCCCATTCAAGCATTGGAGAGCCAGTAACAGACCAAGTTCTGGCAAGATTTGCTACAACAGGATTAGCAGATTCAGCCGCAATACGCTCAGAAATCTTGAGGCCAGCAATCTTTGATTCCTGACTAGCAAGTTCAAATCCAAGTTCAGCAGTCTTAGCCGCAACTTCAGTCATCTTAGCCGCACCCCAAGTAAGCGTAGTAAAACCCCAAGCAGGGATTCTAAGATTATTAGCACCAACTCCTTCAGCCGCACCACGCACAAGGTTATCCTTATACATAGCCTGACCACCACCCTTAATACTGGCATCAATTCCTGTCAGATTCTTGAAAGACTCTACCAACTTCTCTTCAGTTCTTTCAACAAGTCCAGCAAGAGCACCAGCCTTTTCTCCTATTTTACCAGCAAGAGTAGACGCTTTCTTTGTCGAAAATACACTGGCTTTAGTAAGTTGCTCGTTCAACTGAAGGATGCCAGCCGCACCACGCATACCCTTGGCAATAGTAGCCTCGATGCCAAGTTCAGGCAAAAGCCAAGAAGGGTCAGCAACATACGAAATAGCCTGAACAACCGCAGGGTTAGTCAGGTCAATATCCATACCGCCAATGTTAATCTGATGAGGAACAATGATGCCATCACGCTCATCGTTTGCAATCATCTTATTTGTCTCAATAGACTGCTTTAGATTCCAGTAATATTCTTGGTCAGAAGAATGAGAATCATACAGCATCTTGTGAAGCCAAGAGTCTTCATCGTACTTGGCTTGCTCATACATATACATCCAGTTCTTTGTGCCAAGAGCCGCACCTTCAACAACAGAACCAAGTACCTTTGGAACCTTAAGCGTAGCAACATCCTTAGTCAGTTCCCAAGCACCATTGGCAAGCGTACTAGCAGTATGTTCCATTGCACCAGAGATGCTATCCCAAGCACTTACTTCCTGCTTTGCTCTCCAAGCCCTAAGAGCCATTGCCTCATCAAATGTAGGCACATATCCGTGTGCCTGATACCTAGCCATCATTTCAGCAACATATTGACCCTTCTCATCTGGGGTCATCTCATCCTTGATAGCCGCTGTAGCAGGGCCGTCTAGAGGTTGATTGATATCAGCAATATCTTCCTCATTAGGAGTCTTAACATTTCCACTGCGAACAGCACTGTTATATGCTTCTTCGCTAGAGTATACAATTTCTTTAGGCATTACTTTTTAGGTGCAAACTTGGATTCAGCCTCATCGAGCAACTTGCGAAGTGCCGTTCTGTCGATATTGGACTTAGGACTAGATACTGCAAACCCAGCCTCTGCAAGTCTTCTTGAGGAACCTTCAACAACAATTTCCCTAAAGTTCTCGATAATCTTCTTAGCCAATTCAGGGTTAGCCTTAAGCCATAGTCCTTGGTCGGCAACAATAGCCGCAAGTCTTGCATTATCCTTATCTGTTTCCTGACCCTTAGCGATGAAGTATACTCTCATAGTCTCAGCCGTCAGTCTAAGATTTTCATATTCTGCATTCCACTGAGGAGAAAGAACCTTCTTAGCAAAACCTTCATTGGTAAGTTTAATCATTCCGTCAGCCACACGAGTAACCTTTGGAATATCAATCATTGCTTGAGAAAGAGGCTCCTTATCCTTTTCCATATCTCCACGGAACTGTCTATAACCACCCTTAAACTGCACCTTAACTCCAGCACCAATGTCCTTAGGCTGGTTAAACTGTCTAAGCCAGCCATCAAATTGCACAAGTTTAGCGTGACCAACTGTTTCGTCAGCCGCAACGCCACCATCAATATCAACACCATTAGAAAGTGCATTAAGTTGAGACTCAGTATAAGGCTTTGTGCCAAATACATAAACACGCTGTCCGTTAGGAAGCGTCATAGACGGAACGCTCTTGTCTCCAATTAGCGTATCAAGTTGATTTCTAGAAAACGGAACCTGCTTTCCTCTTGCTCTAAACTTTTCAGCCATAGTCTCATACTTTGCATCCCAGATTTCTCTTTCATTAAGTTTAATCTCAGTTGTAACCTTGTTTTCATTAGTGTAACCACCCTCACTGCCTTCAACTAGAGCAAACTTGTTAATTCCTGTAGCAACAGGAGGAGTTAATGTATGTCCATCACGCTTCAATACAGCCTGAATAGAAGGCTTTGATGCAAGTTTCTGAGACGCCGCCCAAGTCTCTTCATTGACATTAATATCAACATTAAAACCGCCTGTTTCTTTGTTGGTAAAGAAAAGACGCTTAGCCGCATCAGGATTAACGCCAGCCTTAAGACTGGCTCTATACATACCTTCAATAAATCTTTGAGCGTCTGTTCTTAGAACTCCATCTTCGTCTTTAATTCTTTCTCCAGCCTGAGATGTAAGAGGAAGAGTTGGGTCAAATTTAGCGTCTCTTGAATAAATTCTTCCAACAACCTGTTCTGGTTTTGCCTTAAGACCTTCAATAAGGGCATCATACTGTTGCTGTGATACAATGTCCTCTGGCTTAACTCCAAGGGCCGTAGCGGCCTCAGCAACAGGGCCATTCCACTCTTCACCAGTAGCCTGATTATAGAATGTGCCAGTCTTTACTTCTTCTTTCTTAGTAAATGTATGCCTAACAATAGGGTCAATTTCAGTATTAATTACCTCAAGTTTAGCATCTTGAATAGCCGCCTCATCTCTGGCCTTCTTAATTTCCCAGAAATTCCTTTCCTTAGCCATACGATTGGCTTCTTCTTGAAGTACAAACTGCTTCTTTTGTAGGTTAAGATTTTCAGTCTTATACGACTCATCAAACGCAATTCTGGCATCAGCCTGAACACGCTGATGATTTGCCATAAACCCTCTTAGGTCAGAGGTAGATAATCCATCCCAGCCATCTTCAGAGTTAATAGCCTTAGTGGCAATCTGACTGATATGGTCAGGAGCATCAGCCTTAACTACATTTTTAGGAGCATCTTCAGTAGGGTCTTGAACAATATACTTTCCAGCAATTGCTTTAACCTGAGTCTTTAGAAACTCTCTTTCTTGCTGAGTTTGACCATAACTTTCAATTGCACTCCCAAGACCTTTTCCAAGGTCTGAAATGCCTTGCTGAAGAGAATTAGCAATACCAGCAGTGTACGGCAGGATATTGATTTGAGGAACCTGCTCCCCTTTATATTGAGCAAATGGGCTAGGCATATTATGCTTGTTTTCCGTAGTTGGTTACATTGCCAAACATAGAGCCACCACCCTTGCCAAATCCACCAATCATACTTCCAGCGGCACTCATAGCACCACCCCACATAGCCGCATTATTCTGAGCAGTAGCAACATTTGCTTGCATCTGACCATTGTAGTTATTGGCGTAAATATTCTGAGCCATCTGGTCTTGTGGGTTAATGTATGTCGGGCCAAGGCTCTGGTTCATTCCCATAGCATTAGCGGCAATACCTGTAGGGCTAAAGCCCTGCATCATACCCTGCATCATTGGAGCACCATACTGGTTATACCCAGCAGAAGCAATGTTTTGGTCAGATGCAAGAACAGCACCAGCAAAAGTTCTGGCTCTATCTTCACGCATATTTCCAAGTTGGTAGTTATTCATAACTTCCTGAGCAACAGCCTGATTGCCTGTAAGTCCCCTAGCCGCCATAGCCTCACGAGCAGACTGTTGAGCATACTTGTTCATTTCACCAGTAAGCCCTCTACCAGCACTAAGGTCATTCATTGCAGATGCTCTAAGAGTATTCTGAATTTCAGCACCACCACCAAGGGAAGCCTCGTATGCTTTTCTAGAACCCTGACCAAGCGGAGTCATAGCGTTGTTGCCCATCTCTGTAGCATACTGACCTGCCAACTTAGAGAATGGAGTCATAACCTCGCCATAGAATGTCTGAAGGTTATTAGACTGACCACGCATCTGCTCCAACTGCAACTGTTGCCACTGTGGAACAAGTTTCCGCTCGGCATCCAGCATCGCAGGAGCCATATCGATTTGTGCTCGCATTGTATCCATCGACTCCTTGTAGTAGTCCCTAGGAGGTGGTGCTTGAACTTTAGTAGAACCCATTAGTTTTTAAGATTTATAGTATGAGGTTTTGAGAGTTTAATTATCTTGTCACCCTTCTGACACCACAATTGACAACTGGGGTCAGTTTCTATCAGGGGAAATTTTAGGCAAATATTGGTACAGATTTTACTTCTGGCAAGTGCATTATCTACTAATGCATCCATTATGAAGTAGTCAGTAGGGGATTCTTTATGTCCGCATCGTCCTAGCACCTGTGCCAGTGTTGGCGTTTCGTTAAACTTACCTACAGGGTAGATTACCACTACCCCATCAACCTTACAGTTTTCAGTATTTGTAAATAGGAAACCATTCTTATCTGCCCACTTCAACCATTCTTCCAGATGTATGATGTCAAAACAAACTCGTTTACCAAAATTTCTTTTGGCTTTTACGAAACTTGTAAGACCTTCAAGCATTAGGCAGTCTTGTATTTAGTAATGCAGTATCTTCCATAACCACCACCATTAATGTTTCCAGTTCCACCAAGACCAGTAACAATGGCTTTAGATGTAAATGCTGTTCCAGCAGGGATTATAAGAGTACTATACGCATAAGAAAAAGTGTTTTCATAGCCTAAATAAACATAGAGTGTCTCAATGTCGTCCCCTTGAATATAAGTAGAAGGAGCAATATAAATTGTAGGTTTCGCTCCTGCTCCAGCATCACCATTTTTGACACCAAAATTAACAACCCAGATTTCGTCAGACGGTTTTGTGTATACAGACCAAAGACCTGTTGAGGAATTATAACCTCCATTAACAACTTCATACATACCGTAAACAGGCGTACCGTTATATTGGATAGCACCTGTGATATTTACAGTACCATCAAATGTTGCAGAGCCGCTTGTAACACCATTAATCCAAGCAGAGCCGCTGTATACCTCAAGGGCGTTAGAAGTAGTATTAAAACGCAGTTGACCAGCAACAGGGCTGGCAGGGCGTTCAGCCGTAGTACCTGTGGCAATCTTGATTGCACTTGTACCACCCACGCCAGCGGTGAATGTAGCGTTTCCTGTAAAAGTAGATGTACCTGTTACGGCAAGCGTACCGCCAATAGTCTCGTTTCCAACGATGTTGCTACTGTCAGCCTCAAAAGCACCAGCCACATCGAACTTCATAGTAGCCGCAGGGGTCACAACGATGTCAACGCCAGCACCGCCAGTAATGGCAGATGTAGTGACAGGAAGGTTGCTATTAAGAACATCGCTGACCGTGGGCTTACGGAGAGCCGTAGCAGAGAGGTCGTAGAGCAACACGGAATCGGTAGCGGCAACCGTGTTGGCGGTCATTGCACCTTGGTCAAGGATAGCCCCAGCAAGCAGGGTAGAAGAGTCAACTAACTGGTTAAGACGAGCACCAGTAACCTGTTCTCCGTTTGTAAAAGTTTCGCCTTTAGAAATTTGTGGCATAGTTATGTTTTAGATGTGTTTTTCTTCTTCTTAATTGAAGCAAAAATATTTACAGACCTGATAGATGGTCTAAGATTAAGCGTTTGATATTCAAACTGAATGCTTGTACCAGCCTTTCTGATTGGCACTCGTCTAGCAGAGTCTTCAGTGAATTCAGAACCAAAACTGTCAATATCAGTAAGTGTGTCTGGATTATAAGATTCTGCAACTGTTTTAATTTGTGAACCAGCATCACATACAATTTCTGTTTCTACAGTGCTGTATCGTTTTTCAGTAATTGTCTGAAACGAATACTTTCTGGTTTTAAGAATACCTAAAATTGGATTGTGTACAAATGTAGGCGTAAGCGGAAGAGTCAGAGGCAGGTAAAATGGAATCAAAGCATTACCTGTAGATGCTCCATATTCATCCCAATCTAATTCTTCCATCAAGAATACGCCTTGGTCGGTGTCTACGCCATACATTCGTCTCTGGTTTCCTTTCTTAGCCACTACAAAATCAAAGATATCAAATCCAGCAGGGTATGTGTCTACAGACTCCCACTGCTTTAAGATAAAGTTGTACACAAGAATAACATTATTGTCAACAGAGCCGTCAATTGGGACAGCAAGATAATATCTGTTATTCCAATATGTGGCTGTAGCACGATATGCGTATGTTCTATTAATACGCTGAATCACATCGTCAACAGGGGCTGAAATAGGGTCAGCCATAGTAAGCAACTTCATCGACTCAGCAGAGGCTGGCTGAGGCTGGAGAAAGTACACACCATTGTCTGACAGGAAGAAAACGCCACCACCAGCCTGTACAACAGATTTTCTAGCAGAACATCCAATGTCTGTAGCAAGCGTTCTAACATAAGAGTCAGTAGCAAGACCATCACCAGTAGAGTATCTGTTAGAACCTACACCAATGTAGAAAATACTGTTACGCATAAACACCAAGAACTCATTTAAAGTCCAAGGAGATACGCCTACAATCTGGTCATTAGTTCCGTTGTTTATTGTGAAAGCATCAACAGCATCCCACTTCTCGTAATCCAAGTAATTGCTTACTGAAATTGTGTCGTAATTTCTAAGCGTATTAGTTTCAGCGTGATGCTTACCAAGCGAAATCAATCTATTTGCATAATATAACAAACCAGATGAATTTATAAATTCGTGACCTAGGGTAGGACTATTAGGCAATGCAATTATGGTGACATTCAAATCCCACATTAAAGGACGCTTACTGAAACCTCTAGTAATAAAGACTTTATCAAGAGCAGTTACAACATCACACCCATCCTGTGTTGTAATTGTTTCTCCAGCAGGAAAAGAAATCTTTGAGGACAGGATTTCTGTTTCTGGATTGTATGTATACAAGCCATCTGTAGTAACGCAAATAATGACCTCTTGGCCTCCTGTCGTAATATAAGTACCAACGCCATAAAGCACTTTACCAATAAGAGCACCAAGTGTCTTCCGTTGCATACCCTTACGAACTGTAGCAACACCTCTATCTAGTCTAAAATTCTGAGACTTAGAAACCATACCAGCAGGTAGAGCACTAGCATTATCACGGCTATTTAAGCCAAGAAATGCAATGTCTCCGTCCTTCTGGTATTCAATAGGCATTACTGCGAAAAGATAGACAGATACACGGCCTTAATCTTTTCAGACCAGCGAGTGCCGACATAAACGCCACCGAGGAAGGTGACAGTAATGAGGATAATTGTAATCATAATTTTAAATGGACGGCTTTGTCTTGGATGACCTAGACACGGTTTGTTATGAACGCCCCAAGCCGATAAAGTTAGTTTGTTGTGATAGTCCAGCCTTTAGAAATAAGGCTTAGGCGTGATGCGTTAGTTGGGCTAACGGCTTGGTTTGTTCCTCCTTGGATTTGAAGAACACAATTAGTTTTGCCCGTTCCATCAAGATA